GCTCTATTCTGATTAATATGTTCTAATGTGTATCTGTCAATTTCTTTTCTGAGAACTTCCAATGGATATTCTCTGTTGTTACGATTAGGAATACCACCTTGAATAAATATTCCCTCGATAAAGTATTTCTTACCAGAAGAACCTTCTGCTTCTGTTAAAACCTTTACTTTAACTTGTTCTGTTACTTCTTTTAAGAGTTTCATTTATTCCTCTTAGCTTTGTGTTATAATTCCTGGATTAGTTGGTGTAATTGGTTCCACTGAGAAATATCTGTTATAAGCATCAGTGTTCTTTAGAACTGTAACTACAAATGAATATCCTGCGGATCCGGCGTAATTTAAGATCACGTTTCCTGAACCTAAAGCAAATCCTGTAGCACCAGACCATGCACCAGATGCACCATAATAAGTAGCAGAAACACCAGTTGCTCCGTTTGCATAATAAGGGTTCTGAACATAGTTATAAATGGTAGAAGAAAAATCTCTCTTTAATCTAATCTGACCTGTGTTGTTCATTACAAAGAATCCAGTGGCACCTGCCCAAGAAAGATATCCTGGCGCACCAGATGGGAAAGACCAATTAATAGATTCTACCTGATAATCATAAAAAGAAAGACCAGCTTTTGCTCCGGCCAATTTAGAACCATCAACAACAACTGTGTTTGACTCTGCTCCTGTTCCAGTAACTAATAGAGTTGATCTATTCTGATCTTCTTTGAGTGGTTGTACGATAGCCATTTTTCTTAAAGTCCTTTTGAAATTTCTTTTTGTTTTTGAACAATAATCGCTTTGACTTTTTCAGCCATTAACTTTTCCACTAGAGGACCAATTTTAGCAGGTTTATTTTCCCTTGTGCTGTCAATAATTCCTTTTAATGCTTCCTCTTTATTTTTCATAAGATTCCTCAATTTATTATTTATGCTTCTGTTTCCGGAGTTGCTGGTTCTTCTTCAGGAGTAGCTGGCTCTTCTGGAGCACTTTCTTCTCCTCCTTCAGACGCTTCGATATCTTTATCTGATTTAATCTTATCTACTTCTACTTCAGACATTTTTAAGATATGCTTTTTAACATAATCAGCAGAATAATAATCTTCTCCTAATGCAACTGCAGCTTGAGCAACTTCAATTCTACGTGATAGAATTTCTGCTTCACTGTATTCCAGGAAGTGTGAATCTTGTTTAAAATCGTAGAAAATCTTTGTATCTAATTCTGCTTCCCAATCCTCAGGAGTTATAATCCTTTTTAAGATTAATTGCTTTCTGAGTAGATCATGAAATAAGATAGAAAATCTATTTCTTAACCTTTGAATAAACTTGAAGAATTTAACTTCTTCTCTGTTAATTTCTGTTGCTCTACCAGAATTAAATGTAGAGCTATCTTCTAATCTTCCTACAGGCACATGCAAACATCTATATAACTTGCGTTGGAAATATTTAATGTCATCTAATTCGCCAAGATTCTGACCTGATGGAAGAGTAGTAATTTCTGTTCCTTTACCACCTTCTCTTCTAGGAATCCAGAAGTCATCCTGCATAGAAAGAGTTTTCTTGTCGTCTCTTACTTCACCTGTTTCGGCATCGTATACAATCTTGTTACGATACTTACCCATGATTTCATTTAGATATTGTTCAGCTTTTACTTTTGGTAAATTGCCTACGTCAACATAAAAGATTCTTCTTTCTGGAGCACGAGACAACCTATAGATAACAGTTGAATCTTCCAACATTCTTAGCTGATTTAAAGGTTTAATTGCTTTATGTAAATAAGATAAAACAACGATATTGTTCTTGTCGTCTACTAGACCCGATGTAACAGAAGAAATAGAATCGTTAGGAATCTTGATTTGTTGTTGATCGTTGTAGATATAAAACTCTTCAACCTTATCAATAATGTCAATTCCTCTTCTGTTCTTTTTACGGATAACTTCTTTAATCTTTTTTAACTTTCTTGGGTCCATGTAAGAAAGTTCTTGAATGCCCTTTTCAGGATGCTCGGTGTCAATTACAATATAATATTGAATTCTTCCATCAACATACCATCTCTTAAACATTTCATAAGAGTTTCCTTTGAAATTTAAAAGAGAAAGTATATTGTCGAATTCTTCTCTGATAATATCTTTTACTTCATCAGAATATTTTACTTGATCTAAATTAACTTCTACAGGAGATTCTTCATCAATCGCAGCAATAGCTTCGTTGACAATTTCGTCTACAGCAGATTCTACTTCTGGCTGTAGTGAGATTTCTCTGTATTTGTTGATTAAAAGATTTTCGTTAGTAGAAGAAAATTCTAGATTATAATGTGTACCAAAATATCCACCAGAAGATACAATTGACCCTTCTGTATCCACAGGAGGAACAATTGAATTTGTTTTAGGTTGTTCCTCCTGTGGTACATCTTTCTTTACTATTCGAAATCCAAAAAAATCAAAAGCCATGGTTTATCCTATGAAATTAAGCTGCGTCTGTTGTGCCTACTGTTTCCCACCAGTTGTATTGTAATGTAACTGTATATTCTTCAAGCGCATCGTTTGCGTCCCATGCTACATCAATTGGAGCCAGATCAGCTGGGAACAAACCAACAAATTTATATTGTTTAATTGCGTTACCATCTTTTGCGAATTGTGTGACAAATGCATTTGCTGAATAAGCAGGATTTGTTCTGATGTTTCCTGCGTGTTGATTGATTCCGCTCATCCAAGATTCAAAAGCATTTCTTGTCTTAAATGATTCATCATTAATTACTGTAACGGTCCACTCAGCGAAAGTTTGATCACCAGCAATCTTAACTTTACGACCGAAGTAAGGAACTTCAATAACACCAAAAGTCTTTCCTGGTAATTGAGCCGCACGACATGTAAAGGTAAAGTTTCTATCCGCAGTACCTACAGGGAAATTAATTTGTGCTTCGAATAGCGTGCCTCTTGCACCTTCTCCAATTAACTCCCCTTTGAATTGTTGTAAATTAAATGCCATGTTTGTTTTTCCTCTTATCTTTTAATATTTAGTGGGGGAGAATTGAATCTCCCCCTTTTATTAGAATTTACCAACAATTTCATTAAACTCGACACCAGTTCTAACAGCAACGAAGTTTAACTGGATGTAGTTAATCGATCTTGCTGGTTTAATATAAATGTCGCCAACAAAGGAGTTCGAGTCAATGACTTGAGGAGTGTTATTTGTTTCGTCACAAACAATCTTGAAGTCTGTGATTCCACGTCTGCCTTTTACATCTCTTAGATAAGGCTCGACTAGGCCAATGAATTGAGAACGAGTAAACGAATCGTTCAATTCAAAGAGAGAGAATTTAGCAGATGTAGAAATTGCTTTTTCTAGAGTGATGAACAATCTACGAACATTGATTCTATCAAAAGCAGAAGGCTTTGCTAGAGTTGTTTTGTCTCCGAAAAGAACTGTTCCAACTCCAGGTTGCGAGATAACAGGATTAACACCAACTTGATAAATTGTATCTCTTTCTGCCTTAGATGGATTCCAAGCTAACTTAGTTACGTTCTTAATTACTCCACGATTGTAACCAGCTGGCGAGAACCATGGATCATTTGTTTGGTCTGTTCTAGCACAAAGTCCAGCAACGTCACCGTTAAGAGGAATCCAACGATAAACGTCATTGTATTTGTCATACTGATATTTCCAGTTGCCATCCATAACAGCATAAGAAGAATTGGCATTTACTGTTGTACCAGCATAAGTTACTAGATTTGCTGCTTCGCTGCCTGAATTATTAACAACATCAGCTTTCTTTGGAGAGAAGAATACAATACAATCTTTTCTTACTTCAGCAATATTGTTAACCAAAGATTTAACTACAGTAGATGCATTTGTATCTCCGCCACCATCTCCAGAGATAATTAAATTTACATTTGCATTTTCTGCTACGAAAAGCTGATAACCAGAACCTGTAGCACCAATAATGTTTGCGGCAGATGGAACATTATCATCTACAGCATTTGTGAGTGTATTGGTAATGGCTCCGGTTGCTCCCTTAAATCCAGTTGCTCCTGGAACTGCAGATCCCCAAGCAGTACCAAGTGAAGTTAGAACTGAAGAGAATGTATGTTGTCCCCACCAAATATATTGAGATTTTGTATTAATAACATCTTTGTAATAATTTGTTTCTCCGACATCAGTCTTAGCATTAGAAGCCTTTGAAACATATGCATATTTTTCCAGTACTGTTCCAGCAGAACCAGAAATTTTGCCGTCTACGTCTATAACAATAATATGCAATTCGTCGTTTGCATTTGGATTCCCGACAACAGTTTTAGCATAATTAGAAGTTCCGGGTGCTCCCTGGAATTGACCCTTATATGCCCATAGAGCATAAGAAGCAGAATCTGCCATTGAAACTTTAATCGAATTTCCTAGAACACCAGGATATTTTGCAACCCATTCTCCGTAAATTCCTGTTGCTCCAATAGAACTGTTGGAGGCATAATCGTTTTGATTTTTGATTAATATGCTTGTTGAGCCAGCAGTTGCATTTACGCTTGAAGCTCCAATAACTCTAACAACATTTAAATTTCCGGTATAAGAAAGGAAATTTGCCGCAGAAAAAAATGTTGTAGCTGTATCGTTATTTGGTTTGCCAAATTTTTGAACTAGTTCAATTTCATTAGCAATTGTCTTAATTTCGTCTACTGGACCCCATTGCAATGGGCCAGCGATTGCTCCAGCAGAAGTTCCTGTTCCAGGAACAACTGTAGTTAAATCAACTTCACTTACGTTTACTCCTGGGGATATTTGAAATGCCATGTTTTTTCTCCTTAAAATGAATAGTAAAGGTTAATATACTGACT